GACAGTGGTTGTTTAAATCTAAGCTACGGCATTGAATCAGGTAGTAACAAAGTACTAGCAGACATTGACAAAGGCATTACTGTAGCAGAGATTGAACAGAATCTAATAGACGGAGCAATCACAGGTGTTGAAGGATTCAGTACTTGGTTTGTTGGCTTTCCTACAGAAGAAATACAGGACTTGTATGAGTCATTGATGTTGATCTGGCGCAATCGTAATACAAGCCTTACACACATTTCTGTAGGACACTTCCAGGTACCACCGGATACTATTGTGGCACAGAACTTTAAAAAGTATGGAGTTGCTACTAGCTTCTACGAAGGTAACTGGATACGTGAGGATTTTTCTAACAGTAAAATTCACAGATTGATTCGCTTGAAAATCTTTAACATCATACTAAACAATCTAATCAATGATCGTAATGTATCCTTTGTTAATCGCATTGAAGTAGATAATCACTATCAGTTAAACGTTGTTAAACCTGCATTACTCAAAGAAATCGAGTACGAAGAATTTGACTTTAATATTTGCAAACCCAACATAAACCCACTAGCAGATTCGTTAGTTAATGAAGTATGGCCATTGCTTAGATTGCTATGGAGAACTAGGGGTGCATATAGTATCAGCTTGTTCTTTAATCCTGAAATAGATGTTAAAGAGTTCGGAGATTGGTTATGCTGTGACTTTTCAGCTAACATTGATTTTACCATCGATGATCAAGGTAAGTGGGATGCTAAATTTGACTACAAATTTAAACAAGGTGAAAAAGCATGGCACCATGTGGACTTTAGCCGAGCAGACAGTGTAGCGGCTACAAGGGCTAAGAAGCTAGCACACGGCTCATACAACGATGAATCCTTTGAACAGGGCATTCAAGAAGCTCGTGCTAGGGAAGATCTAGACTTTAGCTTTGAATATTCGTTTGACGAATCAGGACAGTGGTAAGATTCATCGGTTTGCTAAATACACTCGAAGTCGGGAACTTCTTTTAAAGATAAAATAACATGAACGAAGAACTAGTCACATCACTTAAAAAAACATTAGCAGACACATTTGCATTCTACTTGAAGGCACATAATTACCATTGGAACGTAGAAGGTCCCGACTTCTTTCAATATCACAGTATGTTTGAAACAATTTACTCCGAAGTTTACGGAGTAGTAGATACACTTGCTGAAGAAGTACGTAAGCTAGACTCTTATGCACCAGGAAGTTTAGAGCGTTTCAAAATGCTAACTACCATCCCTGAAGATGGTAAAATTCCCACAGCAATTGGTATGGCCCAAAACCTACTAGAATCCAATAGCATTATACTAGATCAGATCGCCCAAACTTATGACCTAGCCGAACAAGCTGGCTTACATGGGCTTAGTAACTTACTAGCAGAGCGTCAAGATGCACATAAAAAGCATGCTTGGTTCCTAAAAGCTAGCCTTAAGAACAGATAACCTTCCTTATTCGCAAACTGCACTAAATAGTTGATAGTATCAGCACGACTGCGAAGTAGTGCTACTTGAACGAATTTAAGGAACCATATATGTCAAACATGAAAAGCTGGCTACAGTTGATGGAAAGCGTAGCACCAGAAACAGTTGAAGAAGATTCTTGGACAGAAGTAAGCGAAGGCGCATGCTCTGTATGTAACGAGAGCCCTTGCTGTTGCGAATCTACCAACGAAGAAACTGATGTAACCAACGAAGAAGAACTAACATTTGAAGATTGGTCAGTTGTTTACGACAGCGTTAACGCTAAGAACGTTAAAGCAAATGTTCGTATGAAATCCAATATGCAAGAAGCTGAAGTGCGTGAATGGTTCCAGCGTGTATTCAGTCCTATGGGTATTCATGAAATGAATCGTGTGGCTAAAGAAGAAAAGATTGACGAACTTAGCCCTGCTACATTAGGTGACTATGCCGACAAGGCAGGAAAAGAAAGAGATGCTCATTGGGCGAACAGCGGTAAAGATGCAGACAGCGCCAGAAAGTATTATAATCGTAAGCATGGTGTTAAAAAGGCAGCTAACCAGTTAGACATGGCCAATGAAGAACAAGTTGATGAATTCAGCTTAGGTGACCTAGGTAAAGGCAACGGCAACCAAGCACCTGGAGGCTCCAACATTCAAACAACTAAGCAAGCTACTACTAAAGTAAATGTTAATGGCAAGTCATTTAGCTTTGACAAAGATCAAGATGCCAAGCAGTTTACTGACAAAGTTAAAAAAGGCGAGATTGCTGTTGATGAAGCAGAGCGCAACGAGCAAGGTATGTTCAAAGATCTAAGCGATGCCTATGAGCCAGGACCAACAGAAGTGTGGTACTGGAAAGACGACATGGGTCGTGACATGATGATGGGTAAAAACTTCCTAATCAAGTACAACAAAATGCCAGACTCTGCTAACCTAGCAGCCACACACGTTAAACTAGGATCAGTTAAAGAAACAAATCCAGAAAAGGTATTCCACATGATGCAAGGCGAGATCTGGAGTCCAGAAGGCCAAGCTCGTGACTTTATCCAAGCATCTGGGACAGGTCATACTTCAATGAGCGTGGGCGATATTGTTGTTGTTAATGGCAAGGCACTAATGGTTGACCGTTTCGGCTTTACTCCAATTGACAATGAACCAGCAGAGGAAAGTGTTATGGAAGGCAAGTTTCATGCAGGCCGTGCAGTGCTAGCAGAAGCACATGAAGTTAAACTAATGGTCAATGATGACCACGAAGTTAGAATGGCACAAGCTGAACTATATCGTTTAGCCAAGGATGCTATTGCACTACACAACTTGCTAGATCAAATGGGCAACCTAGAAGGTTGGGTCAGCTCTAAGATTACATTGGCCACTGACTATGTTGCCACAGTACGTGATTACATCGATGATTTTGTACGCACCGATGGTGAAAATACCGATGACCAACTACCAGTAGTAGTACCAGGTCAAGAACCTGCTGTACCAGCAGAAGGTCCGATGGATATGCCAACCGAGGCAGCTGATGACGATTGGGACAAAGAGGAAGAAGAACCAGAAAATCCTGATGCAGATAAGATTCCTCACATCGTTATGCAGTTGAAGAAGGCAGCAGACGTTGGCGGTAATTATCCTATTATCTTTAAAGATGGTAGCAAGCACGTATTGCCATACAACATGATTGCCAGCTTCTTAACCAAGTATATGGAAAAGAAGCCATTTGAACGTGAAGCCATGCAAGACCAAGCAGGTCAAAGTCTACTAGACTTCCAAGCAACCATGGAAAGCATGGACGAGGCTGTAGTTACTAATGAGAAGCCAATTGATGTCTTAGCTAAAGTTGTTGCAGACAAACAAGCTAGCAAAATAAAATTTGATGACGGTGGATCGATGATGGTAGACTTGTTCTCTGCTAGTGCGATGATGGGCGTGTACCATAATTTGAATAAAGAAGAAACAAAAGCCAAATTCAGAAACATGGTTAACACCAAAGCAGGATTTTTGAAACTGTTAGACTTTGCTCTATCCAAAAAATAAAAATTAGTTCATAACCAAAAAGCGAACGGCTTCAACCCCGTTCGCTTTTTTTTGAGTTTTTGCTTGACAAAGGATATATAAGAGTGCATAATAGACTATGTACAAATAGGTTGTACGTTGTCTTTATGTAAGGCAACCATTATGGCACAATAAACTTTTAAGGAGAACCTCATTATGGCCACACTAGCAGAAATCCGTGCAAAACTTGCACAACAAGACACCCGCTCAAGCGGTAACACAGGCGGCGGCGACAACGCAATTTTCCCACATTGGAATATCGCAGAAGGTACTACTGCAACAGTACGTTTCCTTCCAGATGGCGATGACCAGAATACATTTTTCTGGGTAGAACGTGCAATGATCCGACTCCCATTCGCAGGAGTTAAGGGCGAAGCAAACAGTAAGGCAACACAGGTACAAGTACCTTGCGTTGAAATGTGGGGCGACACTTGCCCAATTCTTACAGAAGTACGCACATGGTTCAAGGATCCTTCCTTGGAAGAAATGGGTCGTAAGTACTGGAAGAAGAAGTCATATCTGTTCCAGGGCTTTGTAACAGACGCTGGCGGCTTCAAAGAAGACCGCACTCCAGAAAATCCGATTCGTCGTTTCATTATTAGCCCACAGATCTTTAACATTGTTAAGGGTGCGCTAATGGATCCAGAGATGGAAGATCTGCCAACAGACTACGCACGTGGCGTAGACTTCCGTGTTACTAAAACACAAAAGGGTGGCTATGCTGATTACAGCACTAGCTCATGGGCACGTCGTGAGCGTCCACTTAGTGAGTTCGAAATGAACGCTATTAAGCAACATGGTTTGTTTAAGCTAAGTGACTTTATGCCTAAGCGTCCAAGTGATGTTGAGCTCAAGGTTATGAAGGAAATGTTCGAAGCCAGCGTTAACGGTGAACCGTTTGACAACGCTCGCTGGGGACAGTACTTCCGTGTAGGCGGCGGCGCCGCAGTTGAATCTTCTCCTACAGCAGGACAGGCAGCAACTGACGCACGTCGTGAAGTTAAGGCTGTGGTTCCCGCAGATGACACCCCACCATTTGACGTTGACACACCGGCTCCAACAGCCGCACCGTCTAGCGATGGCAAGAAGCGAGCAGAAGACATTCTAGCCGCTATCAAGGCTCGTAGCAACAAGTAAAAAAGCATAAGGTGGGAGTAGAGATATTCCCACCTTTTGTCTACTATGATTAAAAAACGACTGTTAGCTAACAGTAGAGCCAGTGGTACAATTATGACACTACCAGACGAACGATATCGTGCGGTGATTCAAACTAGACTTTTCTTAAAAAGGCTGTGCGACCCTCGCCTAACTCCTAGAGTCCCCAAAGATATAAGGCAACAAGCACTTTGGTGTTTGCGCCATTATCCCGACGACTGGGATATGGATCTTGCGGCTGAGCAGTCACCTGATGTTTTTATGGTGCGTATGGATCCTGTGCATAAGTTTATAGTAGACAGTGAATCACCCTTGAGGAGAGAAGATGACAAAAGCATTTGATATTTCAAAATTTAGAAAGACTCTAACTAAGAGCATTGACGGACTTAGTTTTGGTTTCAATGACCCTACAGATTGGGTCAGTACAGGCAACTATGCGCTGAACTATCTTATCAGTGGAGACTTTAATAAAGGTGTTCCGCTAGGTAAGGTTACAGTATTTGCAGGTGAGTCTGGTTCAGGTAAGAGCTTTATTTGCTCCGGTAATCTGGTACGTGCCGCACAACAACAAGGTATCTTCGTTGTACTAGTGGACACAGAGAACGCACTAGACGAAGCATGGCTACATGCACTAGGTGTAGACACAGCAGAGGACAAGTTACTCAAACTAAACATGGCAATGATTGATGATGTTGCTAAAACTATTAGTGAGTTCATGAAGGACTATAAGGCAAACTATGGTGCGGCAGATTCTAATGACCGCCCTAAAGTCTTGTTCATCATTGACAGTTTGGGTATGTTGCTAACACCTACAGACGTTAATCAGTTTGAAGCAGGTGACATGAAGGGTGACATGGGTCGTAAGCCTAAAGCACTAACAGCACTTGTTCGTAACTGTGTAAATATGTTTGGTAGTTACAATGTTGGATTGATTGCTACTAACCACACTTATGCGTCACAGGATATGTTTGATCCAGACGATAAGATTTCAGGTGGCCAGGGCTTTATCTATGCTTCGTCAATCGTTGTTGCTATGCGTAAGCTAAAGCTCAAAGAAGATGAAGATGGTAACAAGGTAACCGAGGTTAAAGGTATTCGTAGTGCTTGTAAGATTATGAAGACTCGCTACGCAAAGCCATTTGAATCCGTGCAAATTAAGATTCCTTACGAAACAGGTATGAACCCTTATTCAGGTCTAGTTGACATGATGGAAGGCAAAGGTCTGCTAAGTAAAGAAGGTAACAGCTTGAAGATTACGCTGTCGGACGGTGAGATCATCAAGCAATTTCGCAAGGCCTGGGAACGCAACGAAAATGGTTCCCTCGATAAGGTCATGGCCGATTATGCTAATCTTAGCAATAAGGCCGAAGCATCGACTGTTGAAGCAGTTGATGAATGATATATAGTAGGCTATGATAAACTTTACAGAATCCGCAGCCACTAAGATCGCAGAGCTAATCGCCGAAGAGAAGAACCCTAACTTAAAACTTAGGGTCTTTGTCCAAGGTGGTGGCTGTAGTGGTTTTAGTTATGGCTTTACTTTTGACGAAGCAGTCAACGAAGATGATTTTACGTTTGATACAAACGGAGTAACTCTCTTGGTAGACAGCATGAGTATGCAATACTTGGAATCAGCAACTATTAAGTTTGAAGACGGCTTAATGGGATCTAGCTTTGTCATTGACAATCCTGGTGCTAAGAGTACATGTGGTTGCGGGTCAAGTTTTAGTTACTAAGGAAATTAATATATGGCAATTGAAGAAGATGATTTCGATCAATCATATCTGCTTGAACTGTACGAAATTCTATTAGGCTATGTACCTGAACGTGAACGTGCAAATTTAGCAGAACATGTGTTTGATTGGTTGCGTGGTATCGAAGCACCTGATTGGGTGTTTGATGGCCTGGCAGAACAGGACAAATATTTAGAAGAACTATGTGAAGGACGTACTAGTTTTGACGGAGCCAAAGAAATTGACGAAGAAGTCGATGACTTTGACGAAGACTACGATTACGAAAACTATGACGACGATGACTACGACGAGGATGATAGGTGACTTGGTTTTCTGAAGTTACAAAAGATCTAGCACGATTACCAGATGCTTTAGATCACTTTGAAAACGAATACTGGGTAGCCGCAGACGAAGTAAAGATTCGTGGTAATCTTGAAAAGGCAGCGGCAAGTATGCCAGGTGTAGTTGAGCAAAGGTTTAATCAACTTCAGGAAATTGAGGCTATTCTCAATCATCTAAATATTCAGCTTAGAAAAATTAAAAGTAAACACTTCAAGAAATATCTTGAAAACTATCAACGTGCCCTAAGCAGTAGGGACGTTGAAAAGTATGTCGATGGTGAAGATGAAGTAGTCGATTATGAGACCCTAGTTAACGAAGTTGCGCTGATGCGTAATCGTTGGCTAGGGGTCATTAAGGCCTTGGATCAAAAGCAGTGGCAGATTACTAACATTACCAAACTACGTGTCGCTGGTATGGAAGATGCTAGCCTATAAAAATGTTGCACTGCAACATAATTGTATAAATAAACATGAGACGCAAAGTGCCCAATTCTGGGGCTTTGCACTTTATCTCGCTTAACTTAAAGGAGAACAACATGTTCACATCACTATCAAGCATGGCTATTTGGCCAATCAACATGATCCAAGACGCTAAGAAGTCATGGACTAAGACATACGTACAAAACGAAAACATCCGCACAGCATTAGACGCATACGTCGATGCACAAACAGTTTTCGTTAAGCAAATCGTCGCAAATGCCGACGTTGTTGCTAAAGAAGTCAGCGAAGAACTAGGCAAATTTCCTAAGTTTGAACTGCCAACAGCAAAGACTAAAAAGTAATGTTCACTGGTAAGATAGTCGCAGTATCAAGAGCGGCACACATTACTACTCTATCGTTGCTTTGGTTTACTACATGGGCATTCCTAATCGTAGTAGCATAAGCAACATATTAAGTAGTACTAACGAAACCGCCCTAGAGGCGGTTTCTTTTTATAAATATCACTATGCACTTACACTGGATCTTCGACATTCCCAACTACCGTTTATCATGTAAGGTAAACGATGAACTAACCTATGTGGCTATTCGTGGCGGTGTAGGTGGTATCGAGAAACATTATCAAGGCACAACCACTGTTATACCTTATGAAACATGGCGCAGTGAGTTCGATTGGTTAGAGC